TCGGCACGTTGCCATGCAGGAGTCTTAGCCATAAAACACCATGACGGAAGCAACCGTTGTAATGTCAACGTAGACATTAGTTCGGAATAACATCCCTTCGCCGGGGAGAAGCATATAGACTCCTCCCGTCGTGTTATTAGGGACGTTCACGGTCATTTTGGTTGTACCTGATGAGCCGCCGTCAATAAATGCCACCGCTCCCGCCGAAGACGGGGTGGGGACGATGTAAATAGCCTTGACCCGTGTTAGACCAAGATTGTTGTCATTTTGATCAACTAATTGGCCGTCAGTAGTCCTTGCCTTACTAGCAAGGATGTCAGTTTGCATCCCCATGATGCACTCCTATTAGGACGTTGCAAATGGAGTTGCTACTGTGCCAGAACCTACAGCTACGCCAGTTACCATGTATTTCAATGCTGCTATCGCAACGATCTGAACCCACGTCCCAGCCACACCGCCCGTGGTTGTGCCGTTGAAATTGATGAAGTCATCATTTGCACCTGCACCAAACCCACGGGTTGCATCGGTTGTATCGCTGTCTATTGATAAAACATAGCCGACAAACCGGTCCGTGCCGTCTGTGCCGATCTTCAGCGAAGATGTGGAAATGGTGGTTGGAACCCAGATGGTGTAGGTAACACCTTCGTTGTTCGCTGTATTGGGATCATTGCCCGGACCCGATGACGAAGCATTGGCCGAGGTGTTAATCGTTGGAAGCGTAAGAACAACGTTAGCTGCAAGTGAACCACCTACCGAAATAATCCTGCCGCCGTGGGCTACTGGATCTAAAGTGGTGCTTGCTGTGATTTCTACGATAGTGGACGGACCTTGCTGATAGATGCCGCCCAGTGAACGGATAGGACCGTCAAAGGTAGTGATTGCCATAATAACTCCGCGTTGTAGCGCATCCTCATACCGTCTCTACAAAGTCTGCTAGGTCAGTCGATATGAGTGGGAACCCTAGTACCTTCAGCATACAACAAAAAAGGGGGTTACGCACCCCCTTTCTTGCGGCACTTTTACATCAAGCGCCTTGGCTTCCAAAGATGCCGAGCGGATCGGATACTCCAAAACTGTAACGCTCACGGGCTTTGTAGCGAACGTTACCAGTGTCAAAGTCTCCATCCATTCCAGTACTCATCGGTGTCCGCACGAAGTGTTTCAGCCCGTTGGGTACATCGGTGGTGAGGAACCAGCCGTTGGTGTCGGTTAAGAAGTGGTTGATCGTGTATCCCTCGGGGATCGAACCATTGTTCTTCAACGCGTTGATGTCGTTGTTGTTGGTTCCGACACGGAGTTCGGTTTCCAACAGACGAGTAGCAACGAACTGAAGATTGGAAGGAACAATCAACTTGCGGGGACGAGCTGCAATCAACAGACCACGTTCATCCGTCCACGCTGCGATTTGAATGACTGCGTTTTCCAACGAAGTTTCATTCAAGTCAGCCTGGGTAGAAGGCGTGTTGCTGTTAGTGCCGCCAGACACAAGAGGATGCGACGTAGAGAACAGGGGCTGGCCGTCACCGTAAGTAACAGTAGATGCCCATCCGTTGTTCAATACTGCTGCTGCTTTCACCTGCTTTGTATATGCCATTGCCCGTGCAAGCGCTTTGGTATAACGTGAGCTGAGTGAATCGTACAGGTTGTCTTCAATCGCTTCTTCAGTGATTGAAAAGCCCATAGCAATCGTCTCATGGGTGTAGCGAGCAGTCCAAGCTTCTTGTGCGTTGTCATAAGCAATCGCACTACCTTCGTTCTTGACCGGTGCAGCCGAGAATCCAGACAGCTTGGTTTCCTCTTCAAATGAACGCTCAGAGGTCTCGGTTTCGTAGATCTCTTTGTGTTCTTCACCATAGCGAGCGTACTCAAGACCGAACAATGCGTTCAATCCGGGGAGTAGCTCTTTCAGTAGTTGTGCGCGTGAAATAGCCATTTATGTTCCCCTTACAGACCAACTGGGTTGTTGTACGCATGACCACCGGTCACCACGCCAGTCGCCTGCACTACATAAGCTGCATTGAACTTAACGATGATTTCTGGGTAGTACAGAGTACCGCTATAGGTAAATGCCGTGTCAGGCACTACGTCAATGACACGCATTGGGAGGGTTTGAGTCGTATTACCGCTGGTAATCAACGCTGCATACCGTGAATCTTTGGTCGTTGTATTCAAGGTATTTGCTACCAAGGATACATTCAGACCAATATCGGTATAGGTGAAGCCAGAAGTTGTAGACACAACCGTCGTGCCGCTTACACCGCAAACCTGGAACAACTGATCAGGATCTTCGCAGATGTACGCGATGATGTTGGTATTGCTTGCTACCGAAGTATTGGCAATCCAAGCCTGGGAAAAAGTTGGCTGGCCCGTAACAGACGAAACAAACGTGCAGCCCATAAACACACCAGCAAAGCCAGTGGTTGGGGCAGTCGTTGTTTCTGTACAGACAACAACACAACCATTGCTATCAAACTTTACAGGGTCACCAAAACCAATGCTGCTTTGCGTCGAATCATAAATACGGCGCTGGCGAGTGGCTCCGGCAAACACCTGACCGCCGATCAAATTGACCGGACGCAGACCGTATGGGCCTGAAATAGTCGGGTAAGCCATTTGCTTTACTCCAAATGAGGTTTATCTCTTACCGAATCGGACCTCAGATCGCTTCTCATTAAAGAGCGGCATCCGTGGGTCGTTTTCGCGCATGAAATTACTGTCCACACTCTGCATCCAATCACGAGCTTGCTGCATGTAATAACCATTACGTTGCTCGACCATGTCCACAGGGGCGCGGCACAGCATTAATCCACCAATCTCAATGTTTCCGGTTTGAGGTCCGTTTGCGAGCATGGCTCGGGCTACTTCTGGATAGTCTTCCCACTTGCATGGTTCAAATCCATCCTGATGACGGGTTGCTACATTTCTGGCGTCTTCTTTTCCAAGAATGGATGTTCTGACCCAGCGATGTTTCCATCCGTCCCGCGGGGTAGGATCAGGCAATGAGCTTGGCGGCTTCCACTGCTTAGGACGTTCCGTCTGTTCACGGGTCTGTGCTTCACGGGATTCGCGGCTCATAGCTTTCCTTCCATACGGAGTTTTGCCAATTCCTTGGCGTAATGTTCAAGCGGCACTCCAATCCTGCGGGCAGCACTAGCTTCCGAGGCGGTCAGCTTCAATTTTTTAGGTGGCGAGCTGCGCGTTGCCGGGGCAACCACCGAACTAGCAGGCTTGCGGTATGACTCTGGCCCAGCCTGTTTGCCAAAGTACTCAGGGAATTTTTCCCTCATGCGAGCATCAATACGCTCGTAGTATTCGTCAGTTGCAGCATAGTGATCACCATGCTCTCGCGTGAGTTTCTTATGGACGCCCATCGCAAAATGGGACATCTCATCATCCACTCCGGGCTCGCCAGATTGCCCAAACCACGGATTGCTAGCTTTCCAGCGCGAGGCTCTGTTATCAATATACTGCGGAGGACTTGGTTGATTATATGTTTGATTTTCAGCCATTTGCAACTGTTCTTGTGCAACCGGCTTAAATCCCTTAACTTTTTCAGCTTTGATAACCGCTTTGCTCAGTTCTTCCTGGGCAGTTGTTATCTTGTCAGCATCACCTGTATACAACGCTTCTTTGTACTTGCGCTTGGCTTCGTCGAGTTCTTTCTCGGTCGCCACTTGCATCGTTTTAATTAGCGTTGATTCGCCGGTTGTTAGCTTTTCCTTAAGCTTGTTGTTTTCATCCGCAATCTGTTTTGCATAGGCAATTGCTGCTTCACGTTCACGCAACGCCTCTTCTTTGGCGCGACGCTCATCATGTCTTGCATGTGTTAATTGCTGTATGCGTTTTTTGACGTTGTCAGAGTATTGACGGATTTCGTCATCAGGTATGTCTTCAGGATCGCTTTTGATCGGTGTTGCATTACGGTCGGATTCAGGCGTGTCATCAACAATTTCTATTTCTGTTGCGCCTTCACCTTCTACCTCAACTTCAATCTTTCCTTCTTGCTCTACTGCCATAACGGCTCCTTTATGCGCGGCTATACCCGCGTGGATCTTCGACGACTCCCTCTACGGTATCGTCATTGATTAGCCGAAACTCCCGGCCATGAATTTTGAAACGCGTGCCTGAGTAAGCACGTACCAGCACAAAATCTCCTTCTTTGCACCACGGTCCTGTTGGGAACTTTGCGGTGTCCTTATAACAATCTGCGCCCTGTTTAATGACAAACAAAACGACTGTGCTGAACTCCTCTAGCTTGGCTAACGAATCGGGCTTAAATAAACCATTGGTAAATTTATCCTCCACCTCTGGTAAAGCGCAGAGCATCCGATAACCCGTAGGCGTTGGAAGTTGCGTTGCCTGCTCCTCTTCGTTTACTACCTCTGACAAATCAGTCATCGTAATCCTTCATCCGGTTTGCAAGGTCTTCGTTTATGCGTCTTGCGATCAAAAGACCTTGGATCTGACCGCAGACGAACTTATAGTCCTCAAAGGACTTGATACTTCCTTGTGCAAGCTGTTCCTCCGCATAGCGGATTTGCTTGTTTATTTCCAGGCTTACCGCCTCAGAAAACTCCATCACATACCTCGTTGGATTTCAGCAGCCTTGTCAATCATCTTGACTTGGTTGTTTTGGTTGTTAATCCGTTCGTTTGATGCAAGGCGCTCTTGCTCAAGCATGACTTTTTGCGCTTGCGCTTGTTGTTTTAATTGAATATCGGCAGCGTCTTTTGCGGCTTCACGTTGCTCCCGCGCGGCTTTGATTTGCAATTCCTGTTGCTGCATTTGCACCACAGGATCTTGTTGGGCCTGCATGTTCTGCGCCATTTGTGCTTGCTGCGTGTTCTGCGCTAACAATTGTTGTGCGGCCTGTGCGGCCAACCGCGATACCTGTACCTCAAAGTCTTCAGGCATACGCGTATTCGGCGGTGGCAACGGCACACCCAATTGCTCTTCCATCTTGCGGCGATATAAGAAAGCCAGATGTTCATTTACATGCGCCATTGCCGCAGCCATCATCTGCCCCGACATTGGGTTTTGTTGCATCTGTTGTCGTAGCAACGGATCATTGAGTGCAGCCATATGCACAGCAATATGTGCATCGTGATCCTGATAAATAAACGCTTTCACAGGCTTCATGTTCAAAATATCCATGTTCTCTGTGATTGGATCACGAGGCTCTTGCTGTTTGGTCACTGGTATGAGCTTGTCTATTTCTTTAATACCCAATACGCCTAGCATCCTTTTATGCAACTCCGGCATGTCGTAGATCTGCGGGGCTTGTGCTGCTAGCTGCAACACCGCTTGATATTGCGTAACCCGCTGGGCAAGTGTCGTTGCATTTGGATCAGAGACAGGTATAACGTCTACATTGTCATAATCTGCCTGTTTTACCATTCTGCCTATCGGTGAATCAACATCGTAGTTATATTCAGACGGCAAATAATCTCTTATAATCGCGGCTAATAATTTAAACTCCTGGCGCATTGAATAATGCAAACGCGCCTGTACCGCAGACATTACTTTTAATGTGCGCTCTAATACTGCTAGTGTTGTTCCTACTGGGGTATTTGCAGATAAATCACTGATTTGCATATCTGCGGTAGCAGCAAATCGTCTCCCCTCTTCAACAATCGTTCCAAGCAATTGATATAACACTTGGCTTGGTTCTTTATAGGGCAGTGGTAATATATTGTCCCTTATAGATCCTGACGGGACATCTACGTCTCTAAACTCCCCTGGTGATATTGGCGTATCGTCACCTTTAACACGCAAACCGCGTGATTTTAATCCGCCCGGTAAATTAGATAATGTGCCTGCATCAACTAACTGTCTAATTAATGATGTGCCGGATTTT